AATATTTCTTTTTTTGGTTTTGTAAAATCACCAGCACAATATATTTCATCAAACACATCACCAAATAGATGTTGTAAATTTATTTTTCTTAATCTGTGAGCATACTTATCTTTACCTATCATAGTAACAACATCAAATCGCCAGCCTTCTCTTGCTAACCTAGTTACATACTCTACACTATCTTTAAATGCTGGTATAAAACCTAACGCACCTGTTTGATTAAACTCATGCACTTTTTCTAGTGCCTCATCTTCAGGTATGCCATATCGTTGTGATTGTTGAAAGTGGTGGTCTGTATTTGGTAATCTAAAGTAACCTTGTTCTCTCATCCAGACATCAAAAGCAAATGCCCAATCTAAAAGAACACCATCACAATCAGTTATTATCTTTTTCATAATCTATCAATAATCTCCTAATTTCAGGCCATGTACCTAAATCAATATAGTTTGCAACTTCAATTACTTTACTACCAAATAATGGTGTTTGTGTGATTTCGTTTTGTGTGTGTTTCTGTTTAAGTGTAGATTTTTCCATAAAATTTATACACTCATAAAAGTTTCTTCTTCTAAATGCAAAGGCACACCAAAAAGAATTGTAATAATCAACTCTGTCTGTTGGTTTATCTTCATATTCAACTACATTACCTTCTTCATTTACATAGATTGCACCTTTTGTTTTTAAAACTTCTTTACTATCTTCTTTCTTAATTAAAAAACTAAAACCAGTTTCTTCTAATGCCTCTGTAACTAAAGTATATAAATCTTTACCTGGCTGTAACTTCATCAATGTATCTGGTAATAATACTATATTATGTTCACCAAATAAATGATAGGCACTTTTGATTGCACCTGTATATTCTTTTTCACTAGGGTTTTGAAAACAAAATGATATATTATATCTGTCTTTATACTTTGAAAGATATTTAATTAAATCTGTCTTGTCTTCATTTATAACTACAACAAACTCTACTTGGTTTCTACCATAATCTTTGAAAAAATTAAAACAATTGTCAATTAAAGCATTGTCATTATCTAATCTTAATATCTCTTTAGGGTAGGGTAGATTTAATCTTGTGCCTTTACCTGCTGATGGTAGTATAACTGTTAATTTCATATAAATTTTCTTAATGCCTCTAATTTTTTTTCATGCGACCATGTGGTAGATGTTCTAGCTGTTATCCAATATGTATAATCAGGTAAAACTGCCTCTGGTAATAAATCTTTTTCTTTAATTTGATGTTCGCACTTTTCTTGGTGTTGAGTTAAGTTTTCTATCTGCCACATATTCATAGGGTGGTCGGATTCGGGTGGATTTTTTAACATTAATATTGCTTGGTCTACAACTTTTCTTGCAGCTTCTGGTGTAAATATAGCTGCTGATACACCACCAAGACTACCTCTTTTTGGCCTTGATATTCGCCATTGGTCAACTTCTATTTTTGTAGGTAAATTCATTTCTTTTACGGGCAAACAATTGATTTGTGTTTCTAAAATGTTTTGTTGATAGAGATAAGGTAAATATAACCAACGCAATAAGTAAAAATGATTTTTGGTAGGATTTTCTGGAAACCATTCTGTAATATCATTAAAGTCAATACTATTATCATAACACTTTTGTTTTTGTTTATCTGTAGGATTATGTAATGCTATATGTCTTTTTAATTCAGGATAGATTTTACTTGTTTGTTTTTCCCACAAGTCAAAATATAAATCAAAATATTTTCTATCAGCTGCACAATAAATTATCATAACCAACCTTTTGTATAAAATAACTATCTGCAATATCTGATATAGGATTACCAACTTTATCTGTATCAAATATTTTCTTCAAATCAATATTAGTATCTCTCACAAATGCCTCATACATCATGTCTTTGTCTGCGTTACCTTTACCTGTAGCACCTTTTTTAACAACGCTTGGTACAACGGTATTATATGTATAACCTTTTTCGAGAAGTCTATATTTGAGTATGCCACAATTTTCAGCGATTTGAAAAAGACCTTGGCCTTTAGAACCAAAAGAATAACCCTCAATGTAAATTTCAGGATTAACAAGCGAACCGATAATATCAAACACAAAATCAGATATGTAAGTAAATCTTTGTATAGGGTCAGTCCACTCTTTATGTTCATAACCAATTATATCCTCACTCATTTGACCAATCCACTTTTTCTTATTTGTTAGATAATAAAACATCAAGTTTCCATTATCTAAACACACAGCTGGACTTGTTAAACTATAATCAATCCCAATTGTCGTCTTCGTTTTCGTTAGTCCAGACTTCTTCTGGTTGGTCTTCTTCATTTTCTACCTCATATCCACAAAATGGGCATGTAAGAGGTTCTAAATCTTGCTCTTCAATATCCCATTGTACGGTATATTTAGTCTCACATGAGGAACACTTTTTGATTGCTTTTTCCATTATAGTTTAAATGCTTTGAATTGGTCCTTTTTAACATCTTGTTTAATACCACCAATAACATAGGACTCAATTTCTGTTTCTTGTGGTGCGTTTTGTGTACCCTTTGAATTCAACCAATGGTCTACCCACGGTAGAGGGTTTGATTTTTGTTCGTATCTTGGCTCTAGTCCGATACTTTTCATTCGTCTGTTCGCCATGTATTCTACAAATTGGTGTAACAGTTTTTCTGATAATCCAATCATACTTCCTTGAGAAAATAGATGTGTTGCCCAACGCTTTTCCTCCTGTAATGCGTCATCATACATTTTGTAAACTTCTTGTTCTACTTCTTTTCTAATCTTTAACATATCTTTATCATCATTACGGTCATGCCAATTATTGATAACTGTTTGTGACATTGCAAGGTGTTGACTTTCATCTCTTGCAATAAAAGAAATAATCTTAGCAGAACCTTCAAGTAATTTAAGTTCACCAAATGCAAACGAACAAGCAAACGATACATAGAATCTAAGGCCTTCTAAAATGTTTACAGTTACCATTGCAAGATACATTTTCTTTTTAAGTTCATAAAGGTCAACTTTACTCTTATCTAAATGCCATCTATAACCTAATTCAATTAATTCATCATAGGTTTGTGTAACTGATTTACTTCTCTTTTCAATCTTTTCATCTTCAATAATTGTATCAAACACTTCACTAGGTTGTGAGTATAGATTTTTGATAATGTATGTATAACTTCTACTGTGAATTGTTTCCATGAAATCCCATGTGACAATGCAGCCTTCTAATTCAGGATTAGATACAAATGGTAAAAAGGCCAAACATGGACCTCTACCTTGTACACTATCTAACATAGTTTGATACTTCAAGTTAGAAGTAAAAATAAACTTTTGTTGAGGAGATAATTCTTGATAATCGTTTCTATCTTTCTGTAAAGAAACTTCCTCTGGTCTCCAAAAATAACCTAATTGTTGTTGGTTTAATTTATCAAATATAGGGTATTTCATATCACTATATTGTTGTACTTGTAAGTCCTCACCAAAAAACATAGGTTGTTTTGTGAAGTCTAGTCCTTTTTCTTTACTGAATACGCTTTTAGCCATTACTCTTTTCTCTCCTCTAAATCATAAAAGAATTTATCGTCATCACCTGCTGTCCATTTTTGTTCACATTCTACACTATACTCTTTAGTGGACACATTGAAGTCTGGAAACTTCAACTCGCTAGGAGTATAACTCTTATCATAGAATATCACTCTATTGTTAGGTTGAGCTGCAAAATAGCCGTTCTCTAACTTTAGAATATTAAATGACTTATGTTGTGACGGTACTTCACTATAAGTTACATTTCTTTCTAAATTTGTTGAGTTAGCATTGTCTATTGTAAACATGTACCAACCCTTATACCATTTTTTACTTGGCGACAAATATTTACATTGATTGCCACTAAGCATTTGTTTTTCAATAATTGCAATATCATAACTAAAACAATCCCATAACTGTAATTCTGTTAAAGGCACTTCTCCTTCATAATCTTTTTTCCATACAAATGCACTAATTGGCAACTTGTCATACAAAGCACCATATTCTGGAATATATGTTTCAAAATATAATGCTCTACCTTGAATAGACTTAGCTGTTACCCATACACCCTCAACTAATTCACCATGTCCTCTATTACCATCATATAGATATTCTTTCTTAACATACACATCAACATGAGGTGTATTGACACACAAATATGCCATAAGTTACCTTTCTATATTGTACAACTATCGCAATCTTCTTCGACTTGCAATGTTGCTGGTTTATCCTCTTCTACATTATCTGTCCAACCAACTGGATGTGTTGGTTCGTCAAGGTCTTTCTTAGCGTCATATGTATTTTGATAATAAGAAGTCTTCCAACCGTATTTGTATGTTGACAATAGGTCTTGAGCCATTACTGAAACTGGCACCTGGTTGTCTTCATAATTTTCTGGATTGTAAGACCAATTACCACTTATTGCTTGGTCAAAATACTTTTGCATTACTGCAACGATATTTATATATCCTTCATTCCCTTTCATATCCCATAAAAGAGTATAATGGTTCTTCAATCTATTATAATCTGGTACAACTTGTTTTAAAGTACCTTTTTTAGATTTTTTAATACTTAAATAATCTCTAGGTGGTTCAATGCCGTTTGTAGCATTTGAAACCACACTAGAAGATTCAGACGGCATTTGAGCTGATAAGGTGCTATGTCTTAGCCCATGTTCTTTGATATCCTTACGGAGTTGTTCCCATTTCATAGACAGTTTTCTGCCTGAAAGTTCATCAACTTCCTTTTTGTAAGTATCAATTGGTAGGATGCCGTCTGAATACTTTGTACGGTGGAAGTAATCACATTGACCTTTTTCTTTTGCAATTTCATTACTTGCTTTTAATAGATAGAATTGAAATGCCTCTGTTAATTCGTCAACTTCTTTCCACGCTTGTTTATCACTATATTTTAATTTTAGTTTTGCTAGGTAATGTGCAAGACCAATATAACCAATACCAAGACTTCTTCTTGCCTTTGTAGATACTTCGGCAGCCTTAACTGGATATCTTTGATGGTCAATAATTTCATCTAAAGCTCTTACTGCAAGGTCACAAAGACTTTCTAAGTCTTCAAGGTAGTTTAATTTACCTACATTGATAGCACTTAAAATACATAATGCAATCTCACCCTCTCCATCAATGTGTTGAATAGGGTCTGTAGGTAATGTAATTTCTTGACATAAGTTTGACATGTAAACTCTATCTTTAAAACTAGAATGAGTATTACAATGGTCAATGTTCATAATATAAATTCTTCCGGTCTCTGCTCTTTCTTTAAGCATGTCGAACAACAACGATTGTGCTGACACTTTCTTTTTACTGACGCTGGTTTTTCTTTCAGCTGTTTTATAAAGTTCATCAAATTCAGGCGAGCCCCAAGCCTCGTAGAGTTCAGGTACTTCGTGTGGAGAAAATAATGTAATATCTTCATCATTTATAAACCTCTCATAAAATATTTTAGACAACTGAATTGAATAATCTAATTTTCTAACTCTGTTATCCTCTGTCCCTTTATTGTTCTTTAAAACAATAATGTCTTCTATTTCTTTGTGCCAAATAGGGAAGTGAACCGTTGCACTGCCACCTCTAACACCGTTTTGAGTACAGCACTTAACTGTTGACTCAAACTTTTTGAGGAAAGGTATAACTCCTGTGTGTTGGACTTCACCGCCTCTAATCCTCGAATTGATACCTCTGATTCTCCCAGCGTTAATACCGATACCAGCCCTTTGTGCAACATAATTGCCAATAGCCATATCACTACTGAAAATACTAGGCAAAGTATCATCAACATCAACCAACACACAACTAGCATATTGGCGAATAGGTGTTCTAACACCCGCCATAACGGGAGTAGGAATGTTGATTTTAAATTTTGAAATTGCGTCATAATATTTTTTAACATAACTCATCCTTTTATTACTTGGATATTTGGCAAATAAAGTAGCAGAAATCATCATATACATGAATTGAGGTGTTTCAAATACTTCACCTGTGCTTCTGTCTTGTACCAAATATTTGTCAATGACCTGTCGTAGGCCTGCATATGTGAAATCATAATCTCTTTCGTGTGTAATCCAGTTTTCCATTCTATCAAAATCTTTTTTGTCGTACCAAGTTAAGATTTCGTTATCATAAACTCCGATATCTACACATTTTTTCACATGGTCATAAATGTGTGGGTGGTCCCACAATTTACGAAAAATTTGTTTTCTCAAACTATAAAGAAGTAATCTAGCCGCTACATATTGATAATTAGGATTTTCTAATGAGATAAGGTCTGAAGCTGATTTAATTAAAATTTGTTGAATTTCATCTGTGGTCATACCATCATAAAATTGTAGGCCACTTGACATCTCAACCTGAGATGATGATACACCTGAAATATCTTCACATGCATATTCCACCATTTCGTGTATCTTTTCAATGTTAAGAGGTTCAGTACCTCTTCCGTTTCTTTTCTGTACATTTAATATTTCTTTATTTACCATTAATCTCTCCTAACATTTCTTATAATAACTCATTTTAGTTAACGCTTCTAATTTTGAAAAGGTGTTGCTACTTATAATACTTTGTACCTCTGCCTTTGTCATACCATTCATAATCATATCATTTACATCTTTCAGTTGTACATCATCTGGCCAGATGACCACATTATAATCCTTTTCAATCACATCATACATTCTTTTTATAATTTCTTTGTTTCTTGGCTCATTATCAAATATGTATGTTACATTATCAGGTTCTACTTTTATTGTCAAGTCTGCACCGGCAGCCGCCAAACAATTATTTAAAAACATACTATCTATAGGTCCTTCGACTATAGTAATATGTTCTTGTAGGTTAACAGTATCTAAACCGTAAACCTTTTGTTTATTCTCGTCTAACTTAATAGTTAGATATTTTGGTTGTTCTTTACCGAAAGCTCGGCCTTGATAAGCAAACACTTTTCCGTCTATGTCATAAAAAGGTATAATCAATCTTGGATGTTCACCTTTTGTATGACTAAAAGTATTTGGCTTTGTTTTGTTCACAAATGCCATAAACTTATCACATAAAAATAATTTTGAATGATATGATTTAGGTATCATTCTTTTTAAAACATACTGTTTTACTGGATGGTCTTCTTTCAAATCAGAAACAGATTGAAGACCATCTAATATTTTTACTTCTTTAAATTTAGGTTTAAAGTCAGTAAACTTCGGCTGAGGCGTGGAGGGTGCCGACCCTTTGTATCTTTCTAATAAGTATTGTTCGTATTTCTTATTATCTAAAAATTTTAGTAAATTTCCAAAACTCTGTCCTTCACCACAGTTATGACATTTAAAAAACATGTCATTTTTTACTCTATAGAGATAGGCTCTTGCCTTGGTTTTGTTCTTTTTAGAATCACCACAATGTGGACATCTAAAGTTGAACAAATAGTCGCCTTTCTTTTTAAACTGCGACAATCTGGCACTTAACTCATTAATAAATTTTAAATCAATATAACTCGACATAGCAAACTCTAATATACACTAAACACATAATATTGTCAATGGTGGAAAAACTTCCAGCATAAAAAAATACCAGAGAATTTTCAAGCGCTTTTTTTGGTTAAAAGCACTCCAGTTCCTATGACATCATTTCTATGATTGTTTTGAAATTTGTCGAGAGTATCCAACCAATTACAATAGCACCACCTAGTACCAACCATTTATACTTCTCTAGTATACCAACTCTTCCGCCAATGTCAAGCTTCATTTGACGAATCTCAATTAATAATCGTTTTTCTACCTGTTGGATTTCTTTACTTAGTTCTCTATGGACGGTATCAATTTCACCAGCTCGTTCTTTTAATTTATCAAAAATAATTTCATCTATTTGTTCTTGTCTGGATATTTTTTCCTCATGTACAGCTAACATCTGTTTAATGGATGTAGATACATCTGTCAACTTTTCAATCGCTGTGTCTAATCTACCATTGAGATGATTGACATTCTCAATATCTTTTTTTAGACCCTCTAATTGTACTTTTATGTCTGTTGTTTCCATTAAACTATCTATCCTTTTGGACGCTGAAATAGGACTTTAAACATAACTTTGAATTGCTGTGTAAACAGGCACCTTTTTTAGATTGTCCTATATTTCATATTTATGATTTTAGGCTGCCAAAGGAATACCTCCGTTTTTCAGTTGTCTTAATCTATCTTCTTTCCAAAGTTTTTTTAATGTTCTTCTTCTCCTTCTATCTTTTTGTTTTCTAATTAAAACCCAATTATAAAAAATTAAATATAATCGTGTTCTATGGTCGGCTCTTACTCTCTTCTTAATTACTTTATGTAGTTTTCTCTGTCGTAATCTAGTCAAAAGACCTCCTTTTATTTTAGAAAATTATATGATATTAAGCATCCTCCTTTTCCATCACAGGTTTATAAATTGTAATTAGTTCTTCTTTACCTTTCACCTTAATTTTGTCAACTTCTATAGATTTAATATCTTTAAGTTGGTCCATTGTATAAGATGAATATAATGTAGCCACGACATTACCCTTTTTGTCTTTGTAATTTCGTGTTGCAGCCTCTAGTCTAGCAGCTAAGTTAACTGCGTCACCAATGACTGAATAGTCAAACCTCATATCACTACCCATATTACCTACGATACAAGTACCTGTGTTTACACCTGAACCTATGTTTATGTCTGGTAGTCCTTTATCTTTAAATTCTTTCTTTAATCTTGCCGTTTCTTTAGCACATTCTATACTTGTCTTAACAGCCATCTCCGCATGATTAGGACAGTCTAGGGGTGCGTTCCAGAAGGCCATTATGCAATCACCCATGTACTTATCAATTGTACCACCGTTGTCTAATACTATCTTACTCATTCTATTTAAGTAATCATTTATAACTTGTACAAGTCCTTCGGGGTCATCATTATTTTTATAGTATTCAGAGATAGGTGTAAATCCTACAATGTCCATGAATAAGAAAGACATTTCTCTTCGTTCACCACCTAATTTTAATTTACTAGGGTCTTTCTGTAATATAGCAACTTGTCGTGGGTCTAAGTATGATTCAAATTGTTTTCTTATCTGTTGTTTTAATCTAAATTCTAAAATAAATCTGTTGAATATACTGTGTAAACCAACAAACAATATTGTCACTAAAATCCAAGTAACATCTACTAATAGGTTTTTCTCAAAGAAATATATTGTACTATACACGGCTGCCGCTGAAAAGGCAACCATAATTAATCCTACAACATAGTATGGTGTAAATCTTGTAAGTATTATTATAGCACAACCTACTAAAAAGGCAACAGCTAATTCTAATAAAAAGTCACCTCTTTCTATATTAACACCATCAATTACTGTTTGTAATGTTGAGGCAACTGCAACATAATCATAATTACTTCCTGTTGGTGTTGCAATTACACCACCTAATCCTTCAGCTGTCATGGCAATTATTACAGTCTTACCTTTTAGTTCTTCAAATGCACCTGGACCTGCCTCTGCTAATGATATAGTTTGATACTCTTTATTCCAAGTCAACCATATTCTGGCATTACCGTCTGTATTGATTGTTGCAAAACCTGGTACTCTCATAGCAATAATACCACCTGCGTCTGCCTTAACTTGATAACTAGGGTCACCAGTTGCTGTTCTAATAACTTCGATTGCAATATTTGGATAGACATCATTACCTATTTTCATAAGTAAAGGCATTCTTCTAACAACACCATCAATCTCTGGCGATACATTTGTTGTACCAACACCGGCTGCATTTGAACCTACTTCTAAAATAGGACCAACCATACCTGGCCATTCAAATAAAAAGTCTAAAGGATTACCAATCTTGGCAACACCTCTAGGATATCCGTTTTGTGTTGTTTGATGTGAACCTGTTTGTGCTACGACTACAAAATTACCATTTAATGCTTCTGCAAATCTTTCATCACCGCCTAATCTATCTTCCTCTGAAAACAATATTGGTAGTACAATGACACCAACCTCTGCCATTCTTAATTCTTCTATAAGACCTGCTAATACATCTCTCTTCCATGGCCATTGACCGTGGAGTTCTATTGCCTTTTCATCAATAGTTACAATAGCAATGTCTTGTGAAACTTCTTTTGGTTGTGATTGAAACTGTAGGTCAAATGATTTTAACCTAAGAATTTCTTTTACTTGTGGGTCTTGGAGTCCAACCCATGTGAGAGCGAACAAGGTAACAAAAGCAAAAGTCCAATGTGTAAATAATTTCTTCATTATTCCTATT